CCGAGACGCTGGACGAATCGCAGCGCGCGGCAGAAACCAAACTCAACGCTCTCAAAGCCGAGCTTCGATCCTGCTACGCCTTGACGGATTCTTCAGGCTGGAAACTGAACGGGCAACTGGAAAGCCTGGCAATTGAGCTTCACGGAATGAACGCCACGCCGGAAGAGGTTCAGGCGTTTTGGCACTACCGGAAGAAAAAGCCCGCTTTGCAGTATTTCGCGCAGGATTTCTTAGCCTGGCGAGCGCAGACGCCCGCCGCTGCAAACTTTGAGCAGGTCAGGGCAAAGCGGATTGCGGATGCCCAAAAAGCCCTTGAGGAAATGGACAAGAGATATGGAAAACGCGCAATTGCCTGATTTTCTTGAATTGGTTTACGTGCTGGAAACCTACTACCGCGTGCCGATTGAAAAGCGAATGAGCCAGGAAGAAAGCCTTGGTTATTTTCGCCAGTTGCGCCGCTTTTCGTTGGAAATTGTCGCTGAAGCGTGCGAGCGCACGCCGCATGCCTATCCCTCATTCTTCCCGAAGGTTGGCGAATGGGCGACGGTTTGCGAGCAAGTGGCCGCTGAATTGGGATTCCAGCAAAAGCGGCGGAATGAGGTGGACAGCCAGCGGGAATTTCAGCGGATGGCGCATTGCGCGCATGAGTTTTACGAAGAGCCGGAGCCGCCGAACACGTTTTTTACAAAATTTGACGTGTGTGCGTTTTGCGGGCTGGCCAAGCCGACGATCAACCGGAGCGCGGCGTTTTCCAAAGCCGCCTCGTATTTAACCGCAGGATTGAGGGCGTAAAAGATGGCGACAGGATTCAGAAATTTGATTTCACAACACGCGATTCAGCGCGCGGTAGATAAATCCACGTCAGAGGCGTCTGTACAGGCAACGATCCTGGGCTATCTCCGCGCCCGGCGGATTCCGCACACGATCACCGAAGCGAAGCAGAGCTTCAATCAGAACGGTCAACAGGTACGCCGTTTGGCTCCCGGATGGCCGGACATTACGGCTTGCTTTGAAGGCCGATTCGTTGGGATCGAAGTCAAACGGCCTGTCGGCGGACGGCTCCGCTATTTGCAGGCCATCGAACTGGAAGCCCTCTACAAAAACGGCGCGTTGGTGGTGATCGCGCGCAGTGTCGAAGATGTGATTGCCTTGCTTGAAACCCGGCAGGTCAGTCAAGCCACAAAGGACGAAATCGCGGCCACGCTAAGCAAGGGGCCGGAAAAAAACCGATAGGAGAAAGCCATGACAAACGAAATTGTAGTCAAAGGAAAACTTGTCGAAATAGGCCGACTGGAATACGGCAATGGAATCATTTTGGACATTAACGGTATAGGCCAAACCGTTGAAATTTACGGCTTGAGCGACGAAGAGCTTAAGGCGTGCGCCAATGGCTTTTGCGAGGAAGTTATTGTAAAAATTTTCGTGCCTTCAGAGTAGGAGGGGTAATGCAAACCTCAATTTTTGACATTTGCGCCGGGCGACATCGCGGCAATGAGCAAAGCAAGGCGGCGTTTCGATCCGTGCAACCGATCCGCGCGGAAATGTGCGCGGCGGTGCTGGCTTTCATCCAATCGCAAGGCGCAAGCGGCGCGACGAATAAGGAAATTGCCGCGCATTTCAGCAAGGGGATCAATGCGGTCAGTGGTCGCCGTAGCGAGTTGCTGGCCGATGGCCTGATTGTCGAAACCGACCGGCGGCGCGATGGATGCGGCGTGGTGGTTGCGCCGGAGTTTGCGGAGGCTGCCGCGTGAATTGTCGCAACTGCCCAAGCCGCCCATTGTCGCCGCGATCTAAGAGCCAGTGCGAAGACTGCCTTCAGAAGAAGCGCCGCTTCAACCTGGGGCATCGCACACGCAACCGGCTGGGGCAGGGTTGTTTTGATTGTGGCGCGAACGTCGTGCCGAATCGTTCCCGCTGCGCGGCGCATCTGAAGCGAGCGCGGATTCAGACCCAACGAAGGAGGATCAATGCAAGAGTCAACAATCAGCGAATTGTATTGCCAGGCGCAGACGCTCCACAGCGAAATCGCCACACGTCTAGCCGCGACAATTCGTGGCGCGGAAATGCGAATGCCGACGGCAGAGGAAATTCAGGCGAAGCTCAAAGCGAAGCGAAGTCTTGACAGGCTTTCCTTGCGAGATGCCGCGAAACAAAGCGGCGTTTCGGCTTCGACGCTTTCCCGGATTGAGCGCGGGCAAGTGTTTGATTGGGAAACCGGCGTTGCGCTGTGTAAGTGGCTGGCGAAGTAATGCCGAAGCAAATTGACCACAACGAAACCCGTCGCGAGATTCGACGCCAGATCATCAAAATGGCGCGCGAAGATTTCGCCGCCGGGGAGTTTGAAAACCCGTTTGCGGAGAAAAGCCGTGCCGGGCGTTTATGGGCACGGATGATGCGCCGGTTTCAGCAACGAGGCTGGCAACAAACGAACTTGTTTAACTAAAAAACCGCAGGACAGAGCAGTACAATTATGGCAACAATCACGATTCGGACATCAGAACAGTTTCGACGATTGGCACACATCGCCGCGCGCAACTATCGCGGCGTTTCGTTGAGCAGTCAGATTTTGCGATTGCTCCGGCGCGAGATTGCCGAGGCGCGCAAGGAACGCCCCAGCCTGTTTGAGCAACAACCGCTAGACGATCTGAAACCGATTGACCGGACGATTTACCGGATGCTGACAGACGAAGGGCGCATGACGATAGATTGCGTGATGGCGGAGACCGGCCTGCCGCGCGAGCGCGTCCGCGCCAGTCTGTCCCGGCTGGTCAAGGCGGGCTTTGTCGAAACGATCGAGCAGGGCCAGGCGAGCGAGGGACAGCCGGGCGCGAAAAAACTTCTCTACGCCAGTTTGTGCGAAAAATAACCTCTTCCCACAATTAAACCCTGTCAAAACCTACACTCTCCGGCGTGGAAATGGATTCCGTTCAATTAATGGCCGCGATGCCGGGCTTGCCCCTGCATCGCGCCGAAGAGTTCCTTGACCCGCTTAATCGGGCGTTGAAAGAATTTCAGATCACCACGCCGCCGCGCGTGGCGGCCTTTTTCGCGCAGATTGGCCACGAATCCGGCTCGCTCCGGTATTGGCGCGAGATTTGGGGGCCAACCGCGCAGCAGCGACGCTATGACCCGCCCGGCGCATTGGCCGTCGCGTTGGGCAACACCGAAAAGGGCGACGGGTTCCGGTTTCGCGGTCGCGGCCCCATTCAAATCACCGGGCGCGCGAATTACGAAACGTTTAGCGCCAAGCTCGGATTGGATTTGCTTGCCCATCCTGAATTGCTGGAATTGCCGGAAGAGGGCTTTCGCGCCGCCGGGCTGTTTTGGCAATCGCGGGAGTTGAACCGATTGGCCGATCAAGACACAGACGAATCGTTTGAAAAAATCACCCGCCGGATCAATGGCGGAACAAACGGACTCGCAGATCGAATCAAACGTTGGGAACTCGCCCGGCGTGCGGTCGGTCTGCAATAACTTAAGGAGCATTCCTATGACCTGGTTGAAAGGCTTGGCCGCTGCGTTTATTGGCGGCGGCGCAAACGTCATCACCGTGATTATCGTTGATCCGGTGGCGTTCAATTTTGGCGAACAATGGCAAAAAACTCTGACGGCGGCAGTTGTCGGCGGCATTATCGCGGCAGCGGCTTACCTGAAACAAAGCCCGATTCCCGGCGGAACCGGCGGCGATGGCAGCAGCGGCGGCACGACTGCGAAGCTCGGCTCTTGGATGCTGGCTTCGTTGCTGCTGCTCGGTACGTTGAGCCAAACGGCATGCGGCAACGCCACTACACTGGAACGGGTCGGCGCAACAGTGGTGCAGGTGTCGAAGGGGATCACGGCAGAGGCCGCCAGTTTGCGCGCTGCCGGGTTGCTGACTCCGGCCAAGCTGGACGCGCTGGACAAAAAAGCAAAGGCGATCGAGGTTTCCGCCAATGCGCTGCAAAGTTATTTGAACTCGCTGCCCGGCGTAAACGCTGCGAACCGAGCAGAGGTCGTAAGCAAAGTTGGCGAAACGCTAAGCCTTGTTTCTGCGTTGGTGCAAAATCCCGACGTATTGAGCCTGCCGCCGGATAATCTGTTTGTCAAAATTCTGACGTTCGGAAATATCACGCTGCAAAACGTGGCAGTTGTCCTTGCGGCGATAAATCCTCCAGCGGCCAGTTTTTCCAGTGTCGGCGGTGGCGACTCGATCCCGCTGAGTAAGATTAAGGTTGCGCTCGCGCCCGTCCCGAAAGGCGCGGAAAAGTACTTTAAATAGGCAACTCGCCGCTCGGTTTTGCGCCGGGCGGCATCACCTCCCCCTTTTGAGGTGAGTTTATGACGCTCTCGGTTGGTGCCAATAGGAACGGACGGATGCTGCAACAAAGTTTTACAGGTGACGCGGTTAAAGCTCTTTTGACAGTGGTGATTTCTGCCGCCGTCGGCTGGCTGTTGTCTTCGGTAAACAAAGTCTCTCGTAAAGACCTGGAAACCGAGCTAAAGCGGATTGAAAACGTGTTGGATGACCAAAAACGCCAGATCAGCAAGGCGTTTGAACAGGGCAGCCACATGATGACGCGCGAAGAGTTCCGCGAAGCGATTGACGGAATTCAGCGCCAATTCGATAAACAGTTTGACAGCTTAAAGACTGATCTTCGGTCAGACATCGCCAGTTTGCGCGATGTGCTGCTGAAGAAATGAGTCTCGGCAATCGTCTGGTCGGCGGTCAAAGGGATGCAACCGCTACACGGTGAGGTCAGACGATTGCCGAGTTGATTTTTGTGTATGACGGATGACGCCAAATTAACTCTAAAGCAACAACTTTTTGTTGAAGCTTATCTTGGTGCGGCCAAAGGGAATGCTACCGAGGCGGCGCGTCTGGCGGGGTATAAGGGTAACGATCAAACGCTAGCCAGCGTGGGCGCGGAAAACCTGAAAAAACCTCAGATTGCCTCGCGCGTGCGCGCACGTGTAGATGCCGCCGCAATGACCGCCGATGAAGTGCTGAAAGAGCTTTCCGAGGTGGCCCGCTCCGAATGGCGCGATCACGTGCAGATTGTCTACGGATCAAACGGCGAAATTCTTGACGCCAAGTTGCAGCTTAAAGACAAGGTGCGTGCCCTAGAGTTGATCGGCAAGCATCACAAGCTGTTTGTGGATCAACTGGATGTGACCACCAAGGGCCAAGCTATCCCCGTGCTGAATATCTATGCTTCCGAAACCGGCAAGCCCCACAGCGGAGATTGACCTTGCGCTGCACCCTCGCCAGCGGGCGGCGCTGTTCAGTTCCGCAACGGAAATCCTTTATGGCGGCGCTGCTGGTGGCGGAAAAAGTCATTTGATGCGCGTTGCCGCAATTGCCTTTTCGACCGCGATCCCCGGCCTGCAAACCTACCTCTTCCGCCGCACACATCCTGAATTTGTCAAAAACCACATGGAAGGCCCGACGGGATTTCCGGCGTTGCTCGCGCCCTGGATCGAAAAGAAGCTGGTCAAGCTGAACTGGTCGGATTTGACGGTGGAGTTCGTGTTTAACGGTTCCAAGATTTTCCTCTGCCATTGCCAACACGAAAAAGACGTGACGCGCTACCAGGGCGCAGAGATTCATTTTTTGCTGATGGATGAATTGACGCACTTCAGCGCGACGCAGTATCGGTTTTTACGCGGTCGTGTTCGTCTCGGTGGGCTGAAAATTCCGCCAGAGTACGCCGGGCGATTTCCTCGGATTCTGTGCGGGTCAAATCCCGGCGGCGTCGGTCATAACGTTGTCAAAGCCGCCTTTGTGGACAATGCCGAGCCGATGGCTTGCCGCCAGATGCCTAAATCAGAAGGCGGAATGATCCGCCAATATGTCCCGGCCAAACTGACCGACAATCCAACTCTGACCGAAAACGACCCGGATTATGCTGACCGGCTGGAAGGGTTGGGCGATCCGGCGCTGGTGCGCGCGATGCTCGACGGAGATTGGGACATCGTGGCGGGCGGGATGTTCGACGACCTCTGGAAGCGCGAGAAGCACGTCATAGAACCGTTTGAAATTCCGCCAAGCTGGACGGTTGATCGCTCGTTCGATTGGGGCAGTTCCAAGCCGTTTTCAGTTGGTTGGTGGGCAGAATCCGACGGCACAACTGCGCCGAATGGCCGGACGTATCCGCGCGGAACGCTATTTCGAATCCACGAACTCTACGGCTGGAATGGACGACCGAACGAGGGCTGCAAATGGCTGGCAACGGAAGTTGCGGACAAGATCAGGGAGATTGAGGCGGGCTTTCCGTTTCGCGTGAATCCCGGCCCGGCGGATGATGCTATCTGGGATGAAGAGAACGGCAACTGCATTGCCCGCGATATGGCCGAGCGTGGTGTGCTGTGGATGCGCGCCGGAAAGCGACCGGGAACGCGCAAAACCGGGTGGGAAAAGTTGCGAAAATTGCTCAAGGCGTCAGTGCAATTCCCGATGGAAGACGCCGGGTTGTTTGTCTTCAACAATTGCACGCAGTTTATTCGTACAGTGCCGGTGTTGCCACGCGATCCCAAACAGACGGACGACGTAGACACAGACGCGGAAGATCACGTGGGAGACGAAGCGAGATACCGAATTTTGCAGATCAGCGCCGGATATGCTTACTAAATCACAACGCGCCGAAGCGGCGGCCAAAACCTTGCAGCAAACCGGGAGCCTGCTCAAAGCAGCGGGCGCGTTTGTGTTTCCATCGTCAATGACCTTTTCCGGCCTCGGTTCGTGGCTGTCCATCGCGCCGCGAAATTTTCCCTATCAAAACACTGACCCGCTGACAAATTCCGCCGTTGTAAACGTGCTCGGCTGGATTACGCGCAATTTTGGGCAGGGCGAATTTAAGGTCTGCAAACAGAAACGCGACGGCTCCAAAGAGCCGATCACGAACCATCCGTTGCAGCAATTGCTCGAACGTCCGAACGGGTTTTACGGTGGCCAAACCCTCTGGGCAGGGCTAATGTTCAGTTATCACCTCGACGGCAACGCCTATCTGATCAAAGAGCGCAACGCGCGCGGCTTCGGTATTCCGACATCGCTCTGGTACGTGCCGCACTGGCTTATCAAACCGGCTTGGCCGCAGGATGGCTCGAAGTTCATCAGCCATTACGAATACTCGGTCAACGGCAAGACGATCAAGCTGCCGATTGAAAACGTCATTCACATCCGCAACGGCTTAAACCCGGTCAATACGCGCTACGGCCTCGCGCCGCTGAAGGCCGCGCTGTTGCAAATCTACACCGACAACGAGGTGACGGCTTGGGCGGCGGCCTTGTGCCGAAACATGGCCATTCCTGGCGTTGTCGTGAATCCGACCGAGAATATCGGCATGACGCCGGAGAAAGCCAAAAAGATCAAAGAAACCTGGGTGCGGAAATTCGGCGGCGACAATCGCGGAGAGCCGTTGATTCTGGATTTCAACGCGACGGTAACGCCGCTCGGCTTCGATCCGTCGCAGATGGATTTCAAGGGGATTCACAACCACGCGGAAAGCCGCATCGCGGGTGCGCTTGGCGTGCCGCCGCAACTGGCCTTTCTGGATGTGGCGAACGATTCCAGCAGTTACAACAACCTGACGACCTTTGAGCGCATCGGCTTTGAGCAGTGCATTATTCCGTCGTATGAGAACATCGAAGACGCACTTGACGCGCAACTATTGGTTGATTTTGAGTCTGACCCGCTGGCGAAGGGCATCTTCTGCGAATTCGACACAGACGACATTGCCGCGCTGAAAGAGGATGCCGACAAAAAGGAAGCCCGCGCCGCCTCTGGCCTGAAATCCGGCGCGTTGCTCGTGGACGAATACCGCGCGGCGATTGGCCTTGCGCCGCTGCCCAACAATGCCGGGCAAATTCTGTTGATTCCAAACAACGCACGACCGGCAACGCCGGACAACCTGGCCAGCCGCGCCGCGCAGGAAATCACCGATCCCAAAGTTACCCCCGACGCCAATTCGCTGCCCGATTCCGGGCAGGAGCCAAAACAGCTTCTGCCCGTTTTTTCTCCACCTCAAGCGATTGTGATTCACATGGCGGACGCGGCAACGGGAAAGGCGCTCCCGATTGAAGCCATCAAAGCTTACGAGTGGGAAGGGTTGACGCTCCGACGCGAGCCGAACGACCTCGAAAAACTGTGCATCAAGGCGTTGATTGATCAGATGGAAACGGGCAAGCGGCAGATTGAAGTCCTGCTTGCCGCCGTTCGCCTGAGTTTGATTGAGGATTTTGCCGCGCAATTGGCCAAGCTCAGCCCGGAAAACTATGACGCGGCGGCGGCAGACGTGAGCGCGTCCGAACGCGCTTCGCTGTTGGCGTTGCTGACGGCGCTTTGGGCAAATGGCGCAGGGTTGATCCTGTCTGAACTTCGGCAACAGGGCGCGGAACCGACGGGAGCGACGGTTGCCCCGGGTGAAGCCGGCGTTAGGGCTGTTGCC